TGGGGTGTAGCGTGATGAGTTGAGGGCGTAGCGTGATGAGTTTGGGGTGTAGCGTGATGAGTTGAGGGACGACAAGACGACAATATCGGGGTGTTTATTGTTTAGTTATTGTTATTTCCTCCAATAGAGCGTAATTTATAAGTACCTAGGACAATGATCAACTTAGTTAGATGATGGAGATCACGCAACAGCTATTAACACCCACCGAAGCGGCACGGATCCTAAAGATCTCAAACCAAACAGTCCGTAAACTAATCAGTTTAGGGAAGTTGGTAGCTTATAAAGTTGGTCACAGAACCATTCGGATTGATCGTGACAGTCTGAACAATTATTTAGAATCAAGAACAATTAACAGGGGCGACTTTGGGACCAATCCACAAACCTAGGCAAATATCCCATAAGGGCCGGACATCGGAAGCATATTCCTCAAGATCCTCATCACCCTTCCTTACGATCTGGGTGGGGTACGACATGACGGGATCGCCTTGTATTACTTCCTATTATGGCAGCCCCTGTGAAAATTGTGGTGAGAACCCAGCCGTATGGTTTGGAGAGTGTCGTAAGTGTAGATCTTTGGGAGCATTTAGATCTAGATACGGCCGGGATCCATCAGTAAGTGAACAAGAGGAGTATGAATAAGTGAAGAAACCTAAAATAGATGTAGTCCACAGTGACCTACCTAACGGCCGGTGGTATTATCCGGTATCTGGTAAGGATGATACCAGTTGTTGGGTCCCTAGCGTAACCACGGTATTAAATACTGTGGCCAAGCCTGGACTGGATGACTGGAAAGCCAAGATGGGCCAGTATCATAAGATCTACTCCAGTGCCTTAGCATTTAGGGGTACTGTGGTGCATCACTTCTGTGAGAAACTGGTTTATGGTAACGAGGTGACCCTTGATGATATCACAGCATATATACTGTGGAGTGGCGAGGAGCGGTGGAAGATGGAGTTCACCCTGGACAACCTTAACTACTCTTGCCGCCAGATGATCCGAGGCTTTGTGAAGTTCTGGAATGAGAAAGAACCCAAGGCCATAGCGGTAGAGTATCCGCTTTATCATCCATCTGTGCCATATGCCGGTAGGGCTGACATGGTTCTGGAAATGGTGGATAAAAAGGGAGTGACAATTCGGGTCCTGATGGATATAAAAACCGGATCCGAGAATCCTCACTTCACCCTACAGAACTCAGCATATAAGAATATCTGGGATACTATTTACCCCAATGAGCCGATTACTCATGTAGGCAATCTTTACTTGAACGACCGTTTTCGGACCGAGAAAGGTGTGTACCGGGTAAAGATAACTAAGCCTAACCTTTCGGCTTTTGAAGATGCTCACAAGGTATGGAACTGGGCCAATACAAAGGCGAGCCAGACAAAGCCAGTACCAAGGCTTAAAGATCCACCGCCTACAGAATTTAAACTTAACATAAAAAAGGAGACACCTAATGGCGTATCAAAAAAGAGAGCCAAAGCCGCTTGAGCCTGGACAGGGCAAGCTTTGGAAGAATCAGTATAAAACCAATGCACCGGACCACGGTGCCAAGCCGGACTTTACCGGCCAGGTAATTTGCCCAGGTGAGGATGCAGAGCGGAAAGTGTCCATGTGGGTTAACAAGTACGATGACGGGAACACCAACATTGGAGTCCGGATCGGTGATGTTAAAGAACAAAAGGGGGCTAGCAGTGGAGCTGCACCATCTAATCAAACCGATACGGATGACGACCTACTGTTCTAGTTATATCCTATTTGATCGGTTCCGGGGATTAGTCCTAGGGCTTGCAACTATGAGGGCTATGGATGAGGTTATTGGAAGAGGCTTGCTTTACTTGGTGGACCGGCTAGTGGCTGGTTAGCCTAAGCTATCCTTACCTCGTGGGAGAGATACAAAGGGTTGCTCGTCACCTTAAAGATATACAGGTCCTCATCCAGGACCAGGATCATAGTGATTTCACTAAGGTCCTGGTCATTGGCTGGATGTTCTGGGATAAGAAGATTGATTTCAAGCGTTATATCCAGTATTGCGGAGTTCTCTATAGCCACTTCCTGGAAAAAGCTGAATCAGAGCACGATAAGAGGGTTTTTAGGAAGGATGTGGAGTTCTTCCGGAAGATCCGTGATTCCGGTTATGACAAACAAATCATTGCTGACTATTACAGAGCTATTGACAATAAGAAGCTGGTGCCATTCTAATGTATAGCAGAAACCCGGGGGGAACCCTTGAACTTTTGACACTTTTGAACTTTTCCAGTATGTATTGGTATGTATCCAGTATGTATTCAGTATGTATTGGTATGTATCCAGAGTGAACCCCGTGAGACAATGAGACTTTGACTGATATAACACTAAATAAATCTATTCGTGACAGCTGGATCTGGAAGGATCCGGAGATCTTGAAGGCATACCTGGACTTTACAATAGGCCCAGAAGATAGATCTGTTGACAAGCTGGCCAAGGATTGGAACTGGTCCCGGCCAAGAGTCTACAGATTCCTGGAAAAGGTAGCTAGCGTTACAACCGGCGTTACAACTAGCGTTACAACTAATTCCACTAATAACGGGACTTACCCAGATGAGCGGACAGACAGTGTTACACCCAGCGTTACAAGTCCCTCAAAATCTGTTTCTTCACAGTCTGCAAGCAGTACTACTAATACTACTACTACCTTACCGACTACTTACAGACCTCTTTCTTCTCTTAGTAGTACTACTAAGAAAAAGAAAGAAGAAAAACCTGTTATAAGAATAACAGAAAAAGAAGAAAGAAAAAGTTATACAGACCGCCCCAAAGACTTAGCTATGGTAATTGAGTACTTTGTTGAGAAAAAGGTACCTAACCCTAAACAGAATGCGGAGCTATTCTATGATCATTATGAGTCGGTGGGGTGGATTAGAGGTAAGACCAAGATTAAACGCTGGCGGTCTTGCTTAACTCAATGGAAGGATACATTCTCTAGTGGTGGTCGCTCAAGGGGGCTCCGTGGGTCGTATCTCGGTGGACCTGAGAGTGGCTACCAGGAGAGAACCTATACCTACCAGTGCCTTGAACACCCTAAGTATAAAACCGTTTCTGAAAGTGACCGACTTTTTAAAAGATGTCCGGAGTGTTATGTACGCTTGAAAAGGGTGGATAGTGAGTAAGGCAAAGGAAAGAGATCATGAGAGATTCTTAAAGAACCTGGATGAGAGTGAGGGCTGTGTCTGGCTGGCGGCAAAGTATTTAAAGGATAAGGGATTTTCTGTAACGGTTAAGGCCAATACTAAAAGCAAATCCTATGGGGACAGACTTAGACATACGGATCATGGTGACCTGGCAATACAAAAAGAGGAAAAGAATATAGAGGTAAAGCATATCTATCTACCGTTTACCTCAGCTGATGACTTTCCACATCCCAGGATTATGGTGTGTGCAAAACATAGGTGGGATTTTGCCAATCCTAAGCCAGACTACTTTATGTTGTTTAATGAAGACATGACCCACTTTGCAAAGATATTCGGGCATACTCACGAAACCTGGGATGAGTTTCCATTTAACGATCGCAGATATGAAGATATGAAACAGGTCGCCTACAGGTGTCCCCTGGATCTGGTTGAGTGGATTAAACTCTAGAAGTATGGCAGAATCTAAACACAGACAGAAAAAGCTGACCGCCAGTGCCTGGCGAAAGAGATCCAATGTTGCCAGGTACAATGAGAAGAAAGCGGCTAGGGACCGGAAGCAAAAGAAAGAGATAGGATACTTACAGTCCTTGAAAGAGGAAGCTGAGAGAAAAAGAAACTACAAAAAGAAACTGGCCGATAGGCGTTACAAGAATCCGATACTTAATGCCCTAAGAGGGAGGAATAAAGATGATTAAGGAATTTCTAAAACGGTTATGGTTCTGGATCCGGAGGAAGCCGCACAAGCCTAGAGCCTATGAAATTAGGTACTGTAGCGGATGTGGCTCTAACTGGAAACATGAAATCAAGGTGGATCTAAGTCAGTACAGATCTGATTACCCGGAATGAGTAGCCCCAGCAAAGTTAAGGGAAATAGGTTTGAACGTGAGTGCGTGGAACGTGCTCAGTATAAGTTCATAGAGGCACAACGGTTCTGGGGCTCTGATGGCCGTAGTGCCGGATATCATAAGGATGCAGATATTAAGGTTGATGACTGGCTGTTCCAGTGCAAGATCCGGAAGCAATTACCTAAGTGGTTACAGATAGACTGGAATGAGGTTGATGGATTCCTGATACGCCAGGACAGGGGTAAGCCGTTGGTGCTGATTGACTATGATGATTTTCTAGATCTGTTGAAAGAAAGAGGAGATTGGAAAAAGTGGACCAGCCGACACGGAACGACCAGCCAGTAAAAGAAGCCCGAGCTAATGTCTGGTTTAATGAGTCTGAACTCAAAATCACAATAACGGCCTTACGGTGTTACATCACCCTGGCCCCTGAGTTTGATCGGGTAGAAAAGACAGCTAAGATCCAAAAGGTTTATAATGATTTGATGAAAGTTCAAAGGGACCTATCCCAGTACAGTAAGCAAAAGCTGGCAAATATGGAAAAAGAAATTGCCCGAGCACAGGGTACTGTAGTCGCTGGATGTAAGGGGGATGATTGTGATTAATGAATCGTAATAATGGGCAGATAGATAGTAAGGCCTCTTGGTCTGAGTTTGTGTCAGAGACTATGGTTCGTGATGTGTATCGGGAACTAATTGAGAAATATAAGTATGAGGAAAAGGATCCTTCACGCTTGGAGAAAAGACTGAGGTGTTTTAATAAAAAACTATGGAAAAGAAACAAAGCTGGACGAAGGATAGGTTCTTAATCTGGCTCACAGCCAGGTGCTCCTGGTGTGGATCTCCAAGGATCTTATTCGGCCGTAAGATAGCAAAGCTTACTAAATCAACTAAATACCGTTGCCGGAGGTGCAATCATATAGAATGGCAGAGAAAATTCAGAACCAAACAAATCACACTGGGCCGGTAGGCATGAGGGTAGTATATGATCAGAGTGATGCGGACCCACGCTACAATGAAAGGATTATTGAAGATATCAAAAACAGGCTAGATGCCGGTGCTAAGAAGTATGGTGAGCCCATCACCCGCAAGGACCCGAGAAACTGGCTCCAGGAGGCATATGAAGAGCTTCTGGATGCATCTGTGTATATGTGTGCGGCCCTACTTAGACTGATGGATAAAGGTGGAAGGTAAGCGGTGGGATCTTATCCGGTCCTATGCTCTGTCCCAGAACAAGGAACACCTGGGATTGAAGTTTACGGTCCCAATTGCCAGAAGAATATGTCCGGAAGGATTAATTGATACACCTATCCACAGACTGGAGGAACTTATTGATGAGCTCAGAAAAGAATGGTGCCGAAGAGTTGGGCTTAGAATTAGGCCGAGAGCACGACAAGAAGATAATGGTCCTGGACCTACTCCAGTACTTCAAACCGAAATATTCTAAGATGCTGATTAGCATGAGCTATGAAACGGTGAAGGTCCTTCATGATAATCTAAGCGGAAGATCTAAGATATAAAAAAAGGGCTCCGAGTGGAGCCCCTTTTCTTTGGCGTGCTAATCAGGGAGACTATTCAATAATAAAAAAGCCGTATCGGTTAGGTTGCCTGGCAATCCTTTTGGCCAGAACCTTCCGGTAGGAAGCTTCTAAGATCCATGTTGCTTTCTGTTGCTCTCTTTCTTTGTCTCTTTTTTGTCTCTCTTTGCGAGCAAGATAGTTCTTATAACTCCTTTTGTTATTTTCTGCCCAACCAGCATCTATTCTGTCCCTTTCATCAGCACTTAGCTTAACCACCGGTTGTGTTGCAACTTTTAAGAGCTGGTTTCTAGGGGGTTCCAATTGGTTAATGAGGGGTTCTTCTGCTAGAAGATCTTCCGCATAATCCAAACGGAAGCCTACAGGCTTCTGCATGAAACTAAAAGTGTCAACCATGACTATCCCCCCGTAGGCGAACTGAGATATTGATCCACAAACCTAATCAAGATCTGGCCACGAAGCTCGGCAATACCGACCTTCTCCCTGGCCGCAATCTCTTTTAGCTTCCAGTCAACTTCTTTCGGGATCCTGATCTTAAAAGGCCTGGCGATTATTTTATTTTTATCCACGGTTATTAGCTCCTATTTGTTTTTTGAATACAACAGTAGGAACAATATTGTCAGGCAATTCCCATTCTTGGTCGCACTCCTCACAATACCATTCCCTGTCGAGATTATTAGCTGCCAATGATTGCAAACCAAAGCAATTTCCACCACAATCACATTCAACAGCCAGAATCTCGGCCCCAACTTGTTTTGATTGTAACTTCTTCTTCACGGTTATTAGCTCCTTATGGTAATTAGTGATAGATCTGTTCTCTTAATCCCTGTTACTATATCATCAACGTAACGGGGCTCAATCACAACACCACCACCAAACTCTAAGTGATCGGACGTGATGTTCTCAGCGACCCACTCACGGGCCTCTACCGTGCTAGGGTAGAGGACCGCTATGGTGGACTGATGTAACAGCTGGAAGTCAGGGGTTTTGTCAGTGACAAATGTCATTACTGGCTACCTCCAGGAGTTATGGTTGGGATGTCAGCAACTATTTGATTGGACTGACCAAGATCTGGCCTAACATAGGCGTGGACTGTGTCAGTGTTGCTGTGTCCCAGGTGAATGGCGATGTCCTCAGCACTCCGACCCTTGGCACTTAAAGCCTGGCCAGATGTGTGCTTCAAACTGTACAGTGTCTTCTTGTCGCCGTACCGATTGACAAGCTCATAGCCAGCATCACTCAGTGTTTTCTTGAGTGCTTCCCTGGCATACTTGAATTTGTCCTGGCACTTCTTGGTATCATCATCATACAGATGAGGAAAGATTGGTCCAGTCTTCTTGTTGGCTTTTGCTTTAGCCTGGAGTACCGGATGAAGACCGTTTACATGGTCCCTATCTTTCTTCTCATTGCCGATAACGATCTCACTGTCCAGCTTGCCACGGAGAGTGATGTCTTCCCACTTGAGACGACTTACATCAATCGGCCGTTTGCCGGTGTAATAGAGCCACTGGTAATACTCACCGTACTTTGAATGATTAAAGATGAGCTCCAGCTCCTCACCGGTTAGTGGAAGGTGTTGTTTCTGTCTGAGCTCAGGCAGATCATACCCTGTCTTCCAGAGATCTTCAGAGATGTATCCCAGAGTACCAGCCTTGGTGACTAACCGTTTGGTGTCAGCAAACCTGGTCCTGACAGACTTGGATGAATACTCATCACAAAGCCAGTCTATGATGTCTTGGGATGTCTTACGCTCTATCTGATCTAAGGTGGTGATACCTTTGGACGTAAACCAAGGGATGAGCTTGTTTAGAAAGTAAGAGCTCACTTGTTTATAGGTTACGTTCTTGGTTTTATCTTTAACCCTCTTACCGTAAGAGAACAGATACTCCTCAACAAACTCTGAGATACTCTTGCTCTCTTGTGTAGGCCCTGGCTCAGTAGCCACCGCTGCATGAGCGTGGTCCTGATTGCCACAGTCAGCACAGACGATGCCAAGAGTCTTTCTTATAGATAATAGCTGATACTCAGCAAAGATCTCCTGAGCGGTGGCTTCTGATACCACGCCAAGGTAAACCTTGCGAGGGTAAGCGGCCCGGCCTCTGTCTATGTAGGCCGACCTTTTACCGTTTTTTATTCTCCATGATAGTTTCACGATCCTAGCTCCTTTTTTTATCTCGTCTAATGACAAAATAGTCACCTTTCCAGGCACTATAACCATTGACCCAACATTGACAGGCTTTGTGGGGTTTCCCAGTGTAGATCTCAACGGCGGCAAGTATATCACCGATTTTACTCCAGTCATAAAGCCGCTTGATGTAGTAGATGTTTGCTGGTTTTTTGAAGCTTACCAAGCCAGCTACACGGAGTGTCCTGGTGGCTGCCTCAAGAGGAGTATCGTCCAAACCGTGTAGCACTCTAAATTTCCGTGTATACGGTGCATGATCTTCCTCAGTTGTCCTTATAGTGTTATGATGACCTTTTAAGTATTCCATTTTCCTAGCTCCGTTTGTTGACTAATCACAAACCAAAGGTAACTAAAGTAACTATATCATGTCAAGTGTTATTTTTTAGTTATTATTTAATACCTATATAAATCGCATCAGTTACTCGGTTTATTATTGTTTAGTGTTGCAATGGAGTTGAGATTTGGTTCGTGAAAGCACGTTTTAGAGAGGTTGTGTGAGCAAAAAAATTCAGAGAGATTCAGATGGCCGATTCAAGAAGGGATATTCGGCCAACCCCAAGGGAAGAGGTACAGAGTTCGGTATTTGGCTTAGGAATAACCCTAAAAGCAAGACGGTTTGGGAGAAGATCTTGTCGGCAGCTATTGATGATGAGGACAAGAGGCAGACTGTTGCCTGGAAGTTAGTTGCGGACCGGACAGCTCCAGCCTTGAGGGCTTCCAAGCTTGAGGTTAAGGATGATTCAGCGGCACCAGTTATAATGATACCACATATGAAGCCAGAGGGATCACCCATTGATCCGGTGGAGGATGAATATGATGAAGAGATTGATCACATCCAGGCTGAGGCTTAGGCAGAGTGGTATGACACCACACGCTCTCTTGACGACAACTAGCACCTGTGAGGCCTCTGGGGGACACATAGGGGCCACAATAATGATCCCGTACCTTTATTTGGACCCCCCCCCACCCCGGGGCGAGTTCCCCTTTGACCCCCTGTGCCATCCCATGCCACCACCCAATTTTTCTCACACGCAGATTGAGGGCAAACTTGAGGAACACTAAAAATTAAATGTCATTTGAAAAATGCTGTAATAAATGTGGTCTTTGCTGCCAGGAGGCAAACCCATTTACCGGAATTGGCAGATGTCCGAAGTTAACAGATGATAACAAGTGTTCTATTTACGATACCAGGCCAGATATTTGTAGGGTGGATGTAATGGCAAAGAAAAGAGGTATTCCTAAGACCGAAGCATATACAGCAAACATTAAAGCTTGTTCTGTTCTAAAGGGAATCAGTAAATGACAGACATAATCTTTAAGCCACACCCAGGCCCACAAACTGAGGTCTTGACCAGATCTGAATATGAAATTCTTTATGGTGGTGCCAGGGGTGGCGGCAAGACTACAGCCGGTATGGCTTGGCTCATTCACCCCTCCTATATAGAACATCCACTCTATAGGGCCTTAGTCATCCGGCGAAACTATGATGATTTAAAGGACTGGATTGACCGGGCCAGGTACATGTACCGGCAATTCAACATGGAAGTAGTAGGCAACCCGGCCGAGTTCCGTTTTAGTAGTGGTGCCAAGATCAGGACCGGCCACTTACAGGACCGGGATGCTTACACCAAGTATTTGGGTCACGAGTACCACCGGCTAGTTTTAGAGGAGGCGAGTCTTATCCCGGAAGAATTAGATTATTTACGATTAATATCCTCAGTAAGATCTACAATTTCCGAGCTCCGGCCGTCTATATTCCTCACAACTAATCCTGGTGGTCCTGGTCACTTATGGCTCCGTGATAGGTTTGTCAACGTGGCCAGGAATAAAAGTTACACGGACCCCACCACTGGCCGGGCTCGGATATTCATACCGGCCAAGGTTACAGACAACCCCACCCTTATGAAGGAGGATCCACAATACATTAAATCCCTGGAGGCATTACCGGAAGAGTTGAGGCGAGCCTGGCTTGATGGTGACTGGGATATTTTCGCCGGACAGTATTTTAGAAAGTGGAGATATGAGTACCATGTTATTGATCCTATGGAGATCCCGAACTTCTGGTTTAAGTACCGGGCAATAGATTACGGTTATGCTGCACCCTTTTGTTGTTTATGGTTAGCTGTGGATTATGACCGGAATGTATTTATTTACCGGGAGCATTACGAAGCTGGCCAGGATCTTAATTATCACATGGACAGGATTAAGGAGTTATCCGGCAAGGAAGAATACATGTCAACCCTTGGGGATCCCAGTATGTGGATCCGGAACCCACAGAACACAAACCGGAGTGATACGGTAGCCCCGAGTCACCAGGGGATAGCCCACATAATGCAGTTTGCCGGTATAAATATCATAAAAGCAAACAATGACCGAATTAACGGCTGGAACCTTATCCGTCAATATTTGGATCACGGGAATGGTATAAAACCAAAAATAAAGATTTTTAGTACTTGTGAAAATTTAATCAGGACTTTGCCGGCCATGATACATGATGATCGTAGGCCAGAGGATCTAGATACAAAACAAGAAGATCATGCTGTTGATGCTTTGCGGTACGGGTTATACCACATTGGTAAGCCGCCAGAGGTTAAGGAGACAAAGCCATGGGTACAAAGAGAGCTTGAAAAACTATTAAGATTGGAAACCGATTATCCCGGGGTGCGTAACTAGTGTTAATTGTAGCTGAAAGGTTTAATGAGGAAACCATGGAATGGGAAGAACAGATTATTGATGATTCAACTTTGACCCCAGCGGACTTTCCAATACCATTAGCCTTAGTATTAAATGAGGCGGTTTCAATA